CCGAAGTCCCCGCCGGTGTAAGCGGTGCGGCGGCCTCCTGACCAGCAAGCAGGGCCTCCGGGACGGATACGGGCCCTGCTGCCTCCAGAAGATGCGCCGGGAGGAGGCCGAGCGGAAGATGGCCGAGAACCAATACAGCCTGTTTGATACCGGCGGGCTGAATGAGACGGAGGAGAAATAACCATGAACCTTCACAAAACGAAAATCGAGTGGGCGACGCATACCTGGAACCCCGTTACCGGGTGCCGCCATGGGTGCGAATACTGCTATGCCAGGCGCTTCATTGCCCGCTTCGCGCCCCATGTATGCGAGAGGCCGGAGCCTGAGCCTCTGGAGTTCCTGCCCAAGGGGTCTGGCCTCTTTGTGGCCGATACCCCCTCCCGGCTGGTGGATGAGGCCGAGGCCTATGTGCGAAGCACCCCTTACCCCAAGGGCTTTGCCCCTACTTACCACACCTACACCCTGAGCTATCCCGAAAAGCGGTTTATCCCCTCTCGGGTGTTTGTGTCCAGCATGGGGGACCTATTCGGGGAGTGGGTCCCGGAGGCCTGGATAGAGGAGATTTTCGAGGCCTGCAAGCGGGCGCCCCAGCATACCTATCTGTTCCTCACAAAGAACCCCCGGCGCTACTGCGACCTCGCCAACGCCGGGAAGCTCCCGGCGGAGCCGAACTTCTGGTACGGAACGACGGTGACAGGGAAAGGGGCCCCGGCCTTTGCTGAGAGTGTCCACTTCAACACCTTCCTGAGCATTGAGCCTCTGCTGGAGGACATCGACCCCGGCCTGGGGAGCTTCGGCGGTGTCCGCTGGATTATCGTCGGGGCCATGACTGGGCCTGGCAGCCGAGATCACCAGCCCCGCCGGGAATGGGTGGAGAAAATCGTGGAGGCTGCCGCCCTGACTGGCGCCAAGGTCTTTATGAAGGACAGCCTCAAAGACGTGTGGGGCCCGGAGCTTATCCGGGAGCACCCGGAGGGCATGGTATGGCCGGAGGGATGATTACCGCCGCGCGGATAGAGTGCGAGAAGGCAGAGGACCGGGACGCCCTGGTGGTCATTCTGGCCCGGAATGGGTATGCCGTCCGGCAGGTAAGGGAGAAGCCGAACCCGAAATCTACCAAGTACGCCTACTTCGTCGAATACTGGAAAGGGGGCGCGGCCCATGAGTAAGAAAAAGAACCTCCGCCGCCTGAGCGTGCTCATCACCGCTCAGACCATGGGGAACCTGGAGAAGCTGGCCGACATGGAGGGCTGCGGGAGCGCTGGGCGGGTCATTGACAAGCTGGTGCGGGACCGTATGCTCGCCCTCCGGCTGGGGTGTAGATGGGAAGGGGGTGGGCACAGATGAGCGTCAAGGCTGTATTCCTGTATCCTGAGAACGGGACCGGGTGCGACCAGGTGAAGGTCCAGAGCTGCGGCCTGGAGGTCAAGAAGGAGTACGAGGTATCTAATATCGTTATGGGGCAGAGCAACACATCGGTTTACCTGGAAGGGTATGCTGGCCCCTTCAACTCCGTACATTTTGAATTTCTGGAGGATGGGAAGCCCCTGAACATCTTCCGGGACCCCCGTTTTAATCCCTATCTGGGAAAAATGGGAGGAGGTGGCCGACTATGAGCACCGGCCAGATAAACCTTCTCGATGAAATTATCGTTGACAACTTCGCCGGCGGGGGCGGGGCCTCCACCGGCATGGAGCTGGCGACTGGCCGGGTGGTGGACATTGCCATCAACCATGACCCTGACGCAATCCTCATGCACCGCACTAACCACCCCCACACCACCCACTACCAGGCCAGCGTTTGGGACGTGGACCCCGTGGAGGTCTGCCGGGGGCGCCCGGTGGGGCTGGCCTGGTTTTCCCCTGACTGTAAGCACTTCAGCAAGGCCAAAGGCGGGAAGCCCGTGGACAAGAACATACGGGGGCTGGCCTGGATTGTGCTGCGGTGGGCCGGGACCGTCCGCCCCAGGGTCATCATCCTGGAGAATGTGGAGGAGTTCCAGACCTGGGGCCCCGTCCGAAAGGGAAAGCCAGTGAAGAAGCTCACCGGCCAGACCTTCAGGAAATGGCTGGACCAGCTCCGCAACCTGGGCTACGCCGTGGAGTGGCGGGAGCTGGTGGCCGCCGACTATGGAGCCCCCACCACTCGCAAGCGGTTCTTCCTGATTGCCAGGTGTGACGGGCGGCCTATTGTTTGGCCCACACCCACCCATGCCCCGGCGGACAGCCCGGAGGTAAAGGCTGGGCTGAGGAAGCCCTGGAGGAGCGCCGCTGAAATCATCGACTGGAGCCTCCCCACGCCCTCTATCTTCGACACCAAGGAAAGTATCCGGGAGAAGTACAACCTGACCGCACAGCGTCCCCTACGGCCCAATACGATGGCCCGTGTAGCCCGCGGCGTGGATAAGTTCGTCATCAAGACCGCCTCCCCCTTCCTGGTGGTGGTCAATCACTCGGGGGAGTTCCGGGGGCAGGACCCCGGGGAGCCCCTTCAGACCGTGACCGCCAAGCACGGGTATGGGGTGGCTATGCCGGTTATGGTGGCGATAGGGCAGACCGGCGGCGGGAACAGATGCAGAAGCGTGGAGAGCCCGACGCATACGCAAGTGTCCAAGGCTGAGGAGTGCGTAGCCTCCCCCTTGCTGGCCCCCTGGACAGTGACCAACACCACGAACTCCACCGGGCACCCTGTCCCTGAGCCCGTGGACACCGCCCGGACCGGGGGCGGCGGGGGCCAGATGTTCCTATCCGCAAGCCTGGTGCAGTACCACACGGAGCAGGGGGAGCGAGTGAGGGGACAGGGGCTTGACACCCCTCTCCTGACCGTGGACGCCTCCAACCGCTACGGCCTGTCTGCTGTCTGCCTGGAGAAATACTACGGCACGGCCACCGGCCAGGGTGCCGGGGAGCCCCTGCACACCATCACGGCAAAGGACCGCGAGGGGGTGGTGGCTGCTAGCCTCTCCAAGTTCTACGGTGGCGTGGTGGGGGCAGAGATGTCCCAACCACTCCCCACTGTGACCTCCATCGACCATAATGCCGTCCAGATGGCCCACATGGTCAAGCTGAAGGGCACGAACCTGGGCGGCCCTGTATCTGAGCCGGTGCAGACCATCACTGCCGGGGGTGGGCATTTCGGCGTGGTTTCTACGGTGGTGGCCCCTGTATCCCCTGGGGCCGACCTGAAGAACTGGCCCAAAATCCGGGAGCTGCTGAATACATATTGCGGATATGACCTGAAGGAGAACGAGGTCATCCTGTTTCAGATCGCCGGCAGCTTGTATTACCTGGCTGACATTGGCCTCCGTATGCTGACCCCCAGGGAGCTCTACCGGGCAAACGGTTTCCCTGATGACTACATCATCGACCGGGACTATACCGGGAAGGAGTACGGGAAGGCCAAGCAGGTGGCGAGGTGCGGGAACGCCGTGCCCCCTCCCTTTGCCACGGCCCTGGTCAGGGCCAATCTCCCTGAATGGTGCGGTCAGACCATCACGACGATGGCAGAACTTGAAAAGGCGGTGGCGGTATGAAAGACCTATGGAGATTTTACGATGGACAGGTCAGCGGCGTGGTTATCGCTTTGACCGAGGAGGAGGCCAAGGAGAGGGCCGGCACCTATCTGCGGACCCACTTCACCGATGTTGACCTGGGCGGAGAGCTGAAGGTCTGGCCCTTCGTGATGGATGACGATTACGACATGGACGCTCCCTGGGCCCTGGCCGTGTCCTACTGAAGGGAGGGCCCCGCATGGCAAAGCAAAGCGGATACCTGAAGCGCCGAAAGGCCAGGGACGGTGTTATGGAGCAGGCCTACAAGCAGACCTATCAGCAGTACATGACGGATATGTTCATAATCGCCTTGAATGACCCCGCCGTGATGGGGAAAGACGTGCTGGGGTACAAACGCCTCATGCGGGTGCTGCTGGCGGTAGAGGCCAACTACGACCGCTTCTTTGACGCCCTGACCAAGAACGCCGAGGCCGACTACGCCAGGGTGAAGATGGACGCCATCATGCAGAATATCTGCCCGCCGGAGAAGTTTATCCCCTTCGAGAAGCGGTATGAATGGCTGCCGGAGATAACCTACGAGCCAAGGAAGTGAGCGCATGACCAAGACAGAGAAAGCCCTTCTCCTCCGCCGCCAGAACCAGCTCAACCGGCACCGGGGAGCCCAGTTTGAGGACCTGATAAGGGCGGCCTGTGACTACTACCGGGGCCGGGGTGTGGCCGATATTGAAAAGACCCCGGAGGAGATGAAGCCCATCAAGAATATGGGGAAAGGGCACTTTGTCGCGGTCTATGTAAAGAAGGCCCAGGCGGACTTCAAGGGCTTCCTCCGGGGCGGCCTGGCCGTCAATTTCGAGGCCAAGCACACCGACACCCCCAGGATGGAGCAGGACCGGGTGACCCCTGAACAGGCTGACCGCCTGGAGAGGGCCTTCAGGTATGGAGCCGCCGCCTTCGTGGTCTGCTCCTTCTCTGGGCGGGACTTCTTCCGGGTCCCCTGGGAAGTCTGGCGAAGCATGAAAGCCCGGTATGGGCACAAATACATAACCATCCAGGAGGCAGAACCCTTTCGGATCACCTTCGGGGGGCCCGGGGTCCTGCTGTTTCTGGAAGGACTGGAGGAAAAGAAAAATGGAGTTCAGAAAGAAGAAGCCGGAGAAGATGAGCGACGGGGAGCTGCTTCAGGAGCTCGACAGGATGATTGCCTCGGCTGAGGCCCAGGCCCACCCCAACCCTGCCGCCTCTGCCATCCTGGAGAGCCTGCACCCTGCCATGAAAGCGGCCATGCCTGAGACCGTGAAGAAGGCCAAGCAGAACCTTCGAGCCCTGAAGCAGGCCAAGGAGCGGTTGATGGACCTCATGGTGGAGGTGGCGAAGAAGTGAGCGCACGTCGGGAAAAGCGCCTCCGGGCCCTGGAGCGCCGGGTGTCGGAACTGGAGGGCATTGCCTATATGGGGCTCGTTCCAGCGCGCCCCCTGGAGGAAAGAGAGCGGGCCGAGGTCATGAACGCTCTGTGGGCACGTCTCCCGGAGCCTGGCCCTGCCCCTGCCTTTAGTGTGGAGACCGCCCACCGGGGCCTCTGGCAACGGCTGGTGGATATTTTCAGAAAGGACGATTGACCATGAAACAGTACATCGGAACCAAGCTCATTGAGGCTGAGCCCGCATACCGTGTGCGGAACCCTGGGGGCGACTACCAAATCACCACTGATGCGCGGGAGGCCTTCACCAATTTTGCTGAGGTGGAGGACGGGTACAGGGTCCGCTACCCTGACGGATACGAGAGCTGGAGCCCCCTGGAGGCCTTCCAGGAGGCGTACCGCCCCACTGAGCACATGAACTTCGGCCTTGCAATCGAGGCTGCCCGGAAGGGCAAACGCATTGCCCGCAAGGGGTGGAACGGAAAGGGCCAGTATGTGGAGCTGGCGTCCGCAATCTCCTATACCTCCCCCGGCGGGGAAACCGTCAATGCCAACCATGAGGCTATCGGGAACCACGCTTTTGCCTTTGTCGGGACCTCTGGCGTCCAGATGGGGTGGCTGGCCTCCCAAGCTGATATGCTGGCGGATGACTGGACCATCGTAGAATGAGCTGCCAAAACTGCCTCTGTCTCACCTGTGCCAATAATGGGGAGAGCCTGAACACCAGGCCCGGCGAGGCCTCTTTCCCTTGCTATTACTGCGACGCTTGTATCATGTTCATAGGGTCTATTCCCGGAGCTGTCCATACGAAGCGCCTGAACTGTGAGCACTACAAGATGTCTGAGCACTCGAAGGAGGCCAAGGACAAAGCTGATGACCGTAAGGCCAGGAAGTTCCGGGCCTCCTTCAGGGTCATCATGGGTGGAGCTGGAAAGGCCCCGGAGGAATAAAAAAGCCGCCCCCTCCGAGGAGGGAACGACCTGTGGCAAGGAAACTATACCACGAAGGGGGCACATAGTCAATGGGGAGCCGAAAGACCGTTGAACAGAATAGCGTGGAGGAAATCATCCGGCGGGCCGTTGAAGCTGGCCGCCAGTCTGCTGAGAGGTCCGCAAAGGACGCCTTCAAAGCCACCGAGCGCCGTCTGTACGGCCTCCCCACGCTGGAGCTGAAATACAGGGATGACCTGGAGAAACTGGCCGAGCTGAAGGCCTACGGGCCCAGGGAGCGCGATAAGAGCATTACCCGCTTCTTCAAGACGGGGGTGCGCCTGACCAAGGAGGAGATATTCGAGGCCCAGGTCATTGACCTGGAAGCCAAGATTGCCTCCGATAAGTATGAAATCGACGCACTCCACGGGGCCCTGCGGACCGTCCAGGAGGATGAGTATTACCCCGTTATCCCTGGCCGCTATTTCAAAAATCTGCCCGACGATGCCGTGGCCGATGGGCTGCACTGTGATACCTCCACCGTGTGGCGGAACCGCAAGCGGCTGGTGCAGCGTATGGCTGTTTGGCTTTACGGGGCTGAGGCTGTTCGATAGGCCTCCTCGGTGCCCCTTCCGTGCAATTTATCGGTGCAAAAAAGATGCAATAGACTGGTGCAATTTACTGTGATATAATCTCAGACAATAGAGAAATAGCACACAGCGGCAGAAAGGCCTTCGGGCTTTCTGCCGCTGTTGCTATTTCTGAGCCCGGAAAAGGAGGTATAGCCGTGGACATCGTATGGAAAAGGCTGGACGAGATTACCCCATACGAAAATAACCCCAGGGACAACGACCAGGCCGTGGACGCTGTGGCCTCCTCCATCAAGGAGTTTGGCTTCAAGGTCCCAATCGTGATAGATGCCCAGGGGGTCATCGTAGCCGGTCACACCAGACACAAGGCTGCCAAAAAGCTGGGCCTGGAGAAGGTCCCTTGCATCGTGGCCGATGACCTGAGCGACGAGCAGATCAGAGCTTTCCGGCTGGCTGATAATAAGACGGCGGAGCTGGCAGACTGGAACGAGGACCTTCTGGCCCAGGAGCTGGCCGAGATTGAAGACATCGACATGACCCTATTCGGTTTCGGGGATGAGGAGAGCGACCTTGCCGACGAGCTGGAGGATAACCCCTACACCATGGCCACGAACGTCCCCCAGTATGAGCCCACCGGGGCGAAGCCCTCCCTCTCCCAGCTCTATGACGCCGATAAGACCGATGACCTCATAGCCGAGATTGAGGCCTCCGGCCTGAGCAAGGAGGAGAAGGGCTTCCTGCTGCGGGCCGCCGGCCGGCACACGGTTTTCAACTATGGCCTGATAGCTGAGTATTACGCCCACGCATCCCCAGAGATGCAGGAACTCATGGAGAAGTCGGCCTTGGTCATCATCGACGTGGACAATGCCATTGCCAATGGCTATGCCACCCTCATGGGTGAGGTCCTGGACGCTATGGGGGAGGCTGGGGACGATGCGTGATGACTTTGCCGTGCTCATCCTGACCCATGGGAGAGCCGATAACGTGGTCACCATGAAAACCCTTCAGCGGCAGGGGTATTCCGGGAAGTGGTACATGGTCATTGATGACGAGGACGATATGGCCGATGACTACCGCCGGAACTTCGGAGAGGAGCACATCGTCACGTTCTGCAAGCAGGAAGCCGTGGACCGAGCGGACACCATGGACAATCTGGATGAGCACCGGGCCATCCTGTATGCCCGCAATGAGAGCTTCCGTATCGCGCGGGACCTGGGCCTGAAATACTTCCTCATGTTGGATGACGATTACAGCGACTTCCTGTTTCGTTTCCCTGAAGGGAAGAAGCTGGCCTCCAAGACCCCCAGGGGAAAGACCCTGGAGAGGATTTTCGAGGCCATGCTGGGCTTCCTGGACGCTTCCGGGGCCGCAACCGTGGCCTTTGCCCAGGGCGGTGACTTTATCGGAGGTCTGAGGGGCGGGAACTTCAAGAAGCGCCTCCTCCGTAAGGCCATGAACAGCTTCTTTTGCAGAGTGGACCGCCCCATCCAGTTCCGGGGGACCATGAACGAGGACGTGACCACCTACACCACCTTGGGGAGCCGCGGGGAGCTGTTCTTCACCTTCGTTGATGTCCATATCATCCAAATCCCCACACAATCCCTGGGCGGTGGCATGACGGCTGCCTACCGGGAGAGCGGGACATACCTGAAAACCTTCTATTCAGTCATGTCCATGCCGTCCTGTATCAAGGTCGGGATGATGTACAGCAAGAACAGCCGGATACACCACCGCATCGACTGGGAGTGCTGCGTCCCCAAGATACTGAACGAGAAATACCGAAAGGAGAGATAGCTTCATGCAGGGCATAGCTGGCGATAAGATGCTGGCCCACATTGGAAGGGTGGCCGGAGATCACCGGCCCATTACTGCCGACATCTTCTTGACGAACTACTGCAATAACCGATGCCCCTACTGCACATACAGGCGGTGGGACCTGGAGGGCGGGGCCTATTCCATGACCCTGGCCGAGTTCAAAACCTATGCCGAGCGGCTGAGGGCCCTCGGAGTGCAGGGCTTCATCCTCACTGGAGGAGGGGAGCCCACGGTTGCCCCTGACTTTCCCGCCATTGCTGGATGGCTGGAGAGCCAGGGGCTTCATTATGGCGTCAACACCAACTTCAATGAGCTGCACTTCATCAAGCCCGACTATCTGAAGGTCAGCCTGGATGGGTGGGACGAGGATAGCTACGAATGGCGCCGGGGGGTGAGGCGCTACGATACCGTCCGGGAGAATATCCAGCGTTATGCCTCCTGGAAGGAGGAGCACAGCCCCGGCACCTCCCTGGGGGTCCAGTGCGTGGTGGAGAGCGTGGGGGACGTTCTGAAGTTCTACCAGGCCAACCATGGGCTGAAGGTCGATTACATGGTATTCCGTCCCAAGGAAAGCACCGAGGGCAAGGCGTATTCTGGGGAAGCTGGGAAGGTCATCGCCTCCAGTATTATCCGGGCCGTGAATGAGCTGGCCGCTCAAGACCCTCGCGTGGTGCTCAACTTCAAGTGGCACCTGCTGGGGACGCAGGAAACCTCTTGCGTTGCTTCCTGGGCCCAAATCGCCCTGAATGAGCGAGGCGAGGTCATGTACTGCTGCCACAAGCCCTATCAGGTCATCGGCCATGTGCTTGATGAGGATATTCTGGAAAAGAAGGCCGCCGCCGTAACTGATATGCGGACCTGTGACATACCCTGCCGGATGACCGCTCCCAATGCTTTTGTAGCCCGGACTATGGCCGAGCGTAAAGATGTCTGCTTCATCTGAGCGGGCACCTGACCAAGGAACGAGAGGTGGTGAGAGTGGCCCATCAGAACAACGAGCAGAACCTTATCCCCTTCAATGAGCGAACCGAGGACGAACGGAGGGAACTGGCTTCCAAAGCTGGGAAGGCCTCTGGAGCTGCCCGCCGGAAGAAACGGACCATGAAGGCCACCGCCAAAATGCTGTTTGACCTCCCTATCACCTCCAAGGAGCTGAAGCAAAAACTGGCTCTGCTGGGCGTTGACACGGATGATGCCACATACCAAACCGCCGTCATGGTGGCTATGCTCAACCAGGCCATGAAGGGCAATGTCAAGGCTGCCGCCTTCTGCCGGGAGCTGCTGGGAGAGGACCCGTCCATCCAGCTCCGCCGGGATGAGCTGAAGCTGTCCCGAGAGAAGTTCCAGCATGAGAAGGCCATGGACGAGCGCACCGTGGCCGCAGACGAGCAGAAGGCGTCCCTGGCTGATGCTATCCAGGCAGCCTACCAAATGCGGCTCAAACGTGAGCAGACGGGCGGTGACGATGAATGATAGACCCGGAGGCAATCCTGTACTATGCGGACAACCCTGTGGACTTTGTGGAGGACATCATCCGGGCAAAGCCTGACCCCAACCAGCGGGACATACTCAACTCCATTGCCAAGTATCCTATGACCTCCGTTCGGTCCGGCCACGGCATCGGCAAGTCCGCTGTGGAGAGCTGGGCCGTCATCTGGTTTCTGGCGACCAGGCCCTTCCCGAAGATACCCTGCACGGCCCCCACCCAGCACCAGCTCTGGGACATTCTGTGGGCCGAAATCGCCAAATGGCTGAGGTCAAACCCCGTACTGAGCAACGACCTTATCTGGACCCGCGAAAAGGTCTATATGAGGGGCTACCCTGAAGAATGGTTTGCGGTGGCCCGGACCGCCAGCAAGCCCGATGCCCTCCAGGGCTTCCACGCTGACCATGTGCTCTATATCATCGACGAGGCCTCCGGTGTCCGGGATGATATTTTCGAGCCTGTCCTGGGTGCCCTCTCCACCGAGGGGGCCCGCCTGGTCATGTGCGGGAACCCCACCAAAATCACCGGCTTTTTCTATGATAGCCACCACAAGAACAGGGCGCAGTACAGTACCCTCCATATTGATGGCCGGAACAGTAGCCGGGTGGATGAGGAGTTCATCCGAACCATCATAGAGATGTTCGGGGAGGACAGCGACGTTTTCCGGGTCCGTGTGGCCGGGGACTTCCCCAAGGCCCTGCCTGACAGCTTCATAGCCATGGAATGGGCGGAGAGGGCCAGCGAGGGAGAGCCCCCCACCATTGAGCGGGTCCTGAGAGTGGACATCGGCATAGACGTGGCCCGGTACGGAGATGACAGCAGCGTGCTCTCCCCCGTGCTGAATAAGACCGTGCAGGACCAGCCCCAGGTCTATCACCATAACGATACCATGGAGCTGGCCGGGAGAGCTGTTCAGGCCATCAAGACCTATGCCAGGGCCCACGAATGGGCCTCTATTTTCGTCAAGGTGGACTGTGACGGCCTGGGTGTGGGGGTATATGACCGCCTGGCAGAGCAGAGGGCTGAAATCGTGGGGGCTGTCGAGGCTGACCGGGCCGCTCGGTATGAGGGCGAGGACCCGGACAAAATCCCCCCTCCGTTTCATCTGGAGGTCCTGGAGTGCCACTTCGGGGGCGAAGGTGGGCGGATTACGGATGATGACCCTATCGAATACCAGAACAGCACCGGGCTCATGTGGGGCGCCGTGCGGGAGGCCCTGAGAACCGGCAGCCTTCACCTCTGGTATAACGACCAGCAGATCAGTCAGCTATCCAACAGGAAGTATTCCGTCAATAGCTCTGGCCGGATTGAGCTGGAGCGCAAGGAGGCCATGAAAAAGCGGGGGCTTTCCTCCCCCGATATGGCCGACGCCCTGGCCCTGGCCCTCCACGACCCCGTCGTGAGCGACTGGAGCCTTGAATTTTGACATCGAGGAGGAAACACCGTGAAGAAGTTGAACGGGTATCTTGTGGGAGGCAAGGGCCTCCCGATGAAGTTCATCCGGGCCGAGAATGTGAAGGACGCCCGCCGGCTGTGGAGAGCCAAGACTAACTCCGGCAAATCCACCGCCCCTGCCGTCTCCCAAGTGACCTGGAGGAAACCCCGCCCCCGGCAGAAGAAGGGGGTCGAGGAGTAAATGGCGTTTTGGGATAGATGGAGGAGGACCCAGGGGACCGCCTCCCGTCCGTATCGGGAGGGCGGCTTTATGGTCCCCCGGTGGTCTACTCCCCCGGAGAGAAACACCGAGGAATGGGTCCAGGCCTTCAAGACCAACCCCCGGCTGGCCGTGGTGGAGCGTATCGCCTCCGACCTCTCCTCTGCCGAGGGAAAGCTATACCGTATCGGGAGGGATGGAGAGGAACAGGAGCTTGACGAGCACCCCTTCCTGGAGTTCTGGGACAACCCCAACCCTCTGCACGAAATGAGCAACGCCGCCCTCTGGCGGCTGCTAGAAATCTACCTCGCTCTTAAAGGCGAGGGCTATTTCATCATCGAGAAGGATATGTTCGGGAGGCCTGTGGAGCTGTGGCCTGTGCCCGTCCACTGGGTCCAGATGACCCCGTACCTCGACCACCCATACTACACCGTCCGGGCTACCTCCGGGACCCTCATGCAGGTGTCCGTGGATGATATGTTCGTGATGAAGGACCTCAACCCCTATGACCCGTTCCGGCGGGGCCTGGGCCAGTCTGAGGCCCTGGCGGATGAGATTGAAACAGACGAGTATGCGGCCAAGTTTCAGAAGCGGTTCTTCTTCAATGATGCCACCCCCAACCTGGTCATCTCCATGCCGAAGTCTACCGAGGAACAGCGAAAGCGGTTCCGGGCTGAATGGCTGGAGCGGTTCAGGGGTCACTTCAATTCCCACGGCGTTGCCACTGTCAACGGCGAGGTGGTGGTGAATAAAATCGGGGACACCATGAAGGACATGGACATGGTGAATGGCCGCATCTTCATCCGGGACGCTGTGCTGGAGCATTTCGGGGTCCCCCGTGAAATCATGGGCATTACTGAGAGCAGCAACAGGGCTACCTCTGAGGCCGCCCAGTATATCTATGCCCAGAATGTCCTTATGCCGAGGCTGAGGCGCCGGGAGGAGGCCATCAACAAGCAGCTCCTCCCCATGTTCGGCCCCGACCTGGTATGGCGGTATGAGGACATCGTACCCCGCAACCAGGAGTTCGACAAGGCCGTGGCCCTGGATGGCTGGAACGCCGGTCTGCTTACCAAGGACGAGGCCCGCGAGAAGCTGGGTATGCCCCCGGCCCCCGTGGGCGGAGATGTCTACAAGACCACCTTCTCTGATGTGTTCGTCCATGAGGATGACGACCCCGCCGCCCTCTCTGTTGCCGCGGCCAACCTCCAGTACGCCGACGGCGCTCCGCCGCTCCAGGAGAGCGGAAGCGAGGACATAGAGATAACTCAAGGGGGCGACCCCATCCTGAGCTCAGGCGTTGAAGGAGAGGGCAATACGGCGGTGGAAATCACCGACGGGAAGAAGCGGCCCACACCGGAGGAGAAAAAGGCCTCCCTGGTCCAGGCCGCCCAGCGTGCCCTCCTCCAGGCCGAGAGGGAGGAGAGCCGCCGGTTCGAGATTGCAACGGCGAAATTCTTCCGGGAGCAGTCCAACCGGATCACCTCCGCCATGGGCGGCACCGAGAAGGCCGAAAGGACCGTGTGGGACATCCTGCTGGATGGGGTCCCTGAGTATGACGTGGACCCGTCCGGGGCCTGGATGAAGCTCGACGAGGCCGAGAGAGCCCAGCGGGTAGACAATTTCGTGCTGGGGCTCATCGACTGGCCCGGAGAGGCCGCTGTCCTGGCTTCCATCTTCGACCCCCTCTGGAAGGAGAGCTACGCCAAGGGCGCTGAGGTGGCGTCTAGGGTGTACGGCCTCCAGGCTATTCAGAGGCCGGAGTTGGTGTCTACCGCCAAGCTGAGGGGCGGCATCAGGGTGAAGAATATCACGGAAACCACCCAGAAGGAAATCGCCCGTATTGTCTCCTCTGGCCTGGAGCACGGGGACAGCAGGGCCACGATTGCCTCCCAAATCCAGGAGGAGATGCAGACCACCAGCGCACGGGCCCGGACCATTGCCTCCCAGGAGTGCAACTGCAGCCTTATCTCTGGAAATCACGACATGATGCGAAGAGCCGGGGCGAAGTGGAAAATCTGGCACGTCCGAGAGATGTCCGTAGCCCGCGACAGCCACAAGAAGCTGAACGGGAAGCGCGTCCCCATAGACGGATACTTTGAGCCAAAGCCTGGTGTCCGTCTCTCTCGCCCCTGTGACCCTGATTGTAGCGACGCTTCCGAAGTGGTCAACTGCCACTGTACTCTTACCTACGAATGGGACTAGGAGGCCGACACCATGGAATTTACAGCAGACCAGGCCACGGCTGCTGCTGAGGCGGCGGGCATTGACCTGAAGAACGAGCGGTTCACCGCTGAGGCTCTGGCCGCCGGTATGACGGCGGAGCTGGAGCACGGGGCTGAGAGCCCCGATACTGACATCACCAATAACGACCCCATACTGACGGCGAAACTTGCGGTGGCACACCTCCGCAAATCGCCGTTTTATTATGCCCCGAAGAAGGGGCTGAAAGCATGGGAGGCTTCGCTCGGGAAGGGGGTGAAAACCAAGAGCATGAAAACCGAGTACAAGGTCCTTCAATTCAAGGCGGACGAGTACGAGGAAGATACTGGCATTTTCAGCGGCTACGCCGCCGTGTTCGGGAATGTGGACAGCGGCGGCGACATCATAGAGCCCGGAGCCTTCACGAAGACAATCGCCGAAGGCTGGGAGCGGGTCAAAATCCTGGCCCTGCATAACGACTGCTGGCTTCCCATTGGCCGCCCTCTGGAACTGAGGGAGGACAGCAACGGCCTTTACATCAAGGCCAAGGTCAGCGACACCTCGATGGGGCGCGACATCAAGGTGCTGCTGAAGGATGGCGTCCTCAATGAACTGTCCATCGGGTATGACCCCGTCGTATTCGACTACGACAAGGACAGCGGGGTCCGCCATCTCCGCGAGGTGAAGCTGTGGGAGGTGTCCGTTGTCACCTGGGCCATGAACCCGGAGGCAGTCATCACCGACTACAAGCAGGCCGCTGAAGCCGCCGAGAGAGCCAATGCCATGGCCGCTGAAGCTGTGGCCGACGTAAAAGCCGGCCGCAAAATCAGTGCCGCTAGGATGAAGGCCCTAAAGGAGGCGAGCGCCAGTATGAAGGCCGCCACCAAAGCCCTTGACAGCATCATCCGTGAGGCTGGAGAGGAGAGCACACCCAAGGGGGCCCGGGCCCCTGAAGCCGGTAAGGGAGCGCACCCCGCCGGAGCTACTACCATCGAAATCTTACTTTGACAGGAGGAACACCAGAATGAGCAAGTACATTCCCAAGACCAAGAACTCCCCCGCCCCTGCTGGCCGTAAGTCTGTGAAGATGGAGGCCGACGAACTGACCGAGAAAATCAAGGCCTGCGTCAAGGAGGCCCTGGAGGAGCAGTCCGAGGCCAAGGCTGAGGGCGAGGGCGAGGAGGGCGACCCCGCTGTGGAGGCTGCCCCCGCCGACATCTCTGCTCTGATTGAGCAGGCCATGGACGTGGTGGCCCAGAAGCGCAAGGCCCGCAAGGAGGCCGGCGAGGAGCTGGGCGACGTGAGCACTGACGAGGTCCTGGAGGCCGTGGGCGAAATCATGGACGCCCAGGAGGAGGCCAAGGCCAATGACGGCGTAGAGGATGAGGAAGCCAAGGAGGATGAGGGTATGGAGGAGAACGAGGCGAAGGGCCGCAAGGCCGCCACCCGGCCCACCAGCACCAAGTCTGCCCCCTCCCGCAAGTCTGCCCCTGCCCCTGTGCAGCGGAAGTACAGCGGCATCTACATGAGCCGGGGCACCGGGGCTCCTTCCTCCAAGAAGTCTGTGCCCCCTGCTATCCAGCTCGCCCGTGCCATCAAGTGCCTGGACGTGTTTGGCCGCCACGACCCCGATATGGCCTCCTTCTATGCCCGGAAGAAGTACGACGATGCGGATATGGCCCGCGAGTTCAAGGCCCTGTCCGCCACCAACCCCTCCGGCGGCGGCTACCTCATCCCGGAGGTTTACCTGGATGACATCGTGGAGCTGCTGTACGCCAAGACCGTCATCTTCGAGCTGGGCGCTCAGAAGGTCCCCATGGCAAACGGTAACCTGAACATCCCCAAGATGACCTCCGGGGCCCGTGCTACCTGGGGCGGTGAGGGCCGCAAGATTGCCAAGAGCCAGCCCACCTTCGGCAACATTAAGCTGTCCGCCAAGCGCCTGGAGGCTATCGTCCCCCAGACCCGTGAACTGCTGATGTCCACCAACTTCTCTGCCGACCAGATGTTTGCCAACGACCTGACCCGCCGGATGGAGCTGGGCCTGGACTTCGGCGCTATGTTCGGCAAGGGCGGCGAGTTCCAGCCCCTCGGCGTGTTTGCCGACAAGGAAGTGGAGCACGTGGACGCCAAGACCCTGGGCAACACCGACCTGTCCTCTGCTGAGGGTGCCATCACCGCCGACTTCCCTGTGTATATCCGCTCCAAGGTCCTGGCCAAGAACGTGGATGACAACAAGCTCGGCTGGGCCTTCAACTCCGTGCTGGAAGGCTACCTCATGAATATGAAAACCACCACCGGCGCCTACATCTACCGGGACGAGATGAACAGCGGCAAGCTGCTGGGCTTCCCCTACCGGGTGTCCAACCAGATCACCACCGACGGCACCGGCCTCACTGAGCTGGCCTTCGGCAACTGGGCTGACCTGCTCGTGGGTGAGCAGATGGGCCTGGAGACTTACACCACCCTGGACGGCTCCTGGACCGATGAGGACGGCGTTCAGCACAATGCCTTTGAGGAGAACCTGGCGGCCACCCGTGCCCTGATGTACGTTGACATTGCCGCCCGGCACAAGGAGAGCTTCATCCACGTCAAGAACATCAAGGCTTTTTGAGCCTGAGAAACAGGAGGTAAAAGAACCATGAAGCGTGAACTCATTCAGAACGTGAAGGTCACTCCCTATACCAGCGAGACCGCTATTGACCGCGACGGCTTCCTGTCTGCCGTCCTGGGGGTCCTGGTGGGTACTCCCACCGGGGACCCCACCGGCCTGGCTGTTAAGCTGACCGTGACCGAGTGCGATACCGAGGGCGGGAGCTATACCCCCGCCGCCGATACGCTCATCCCCGTGGACAAGGCCCTGGGCGCTGACGGCTCCATCTCCCTGGAGACCGACGCCGCCGGCGGGTCCCTGGTGAATTTCGACCTTGACCTGGTGGGCTGCAAGCAGTTCATCAAGATTAAGGTCGAGGTCGTTTGCACCGGCGGTACCTCTGCTTCCTGCGACGCTACCGCCGCCCTGGTGCTGGGCGATAAGGCCTATACCCCCGCGTAAAGCCGCGTAGGGAAGCGTACAAAGGAGGTTTTCACTATGGCAAGGGTATATGACCCCCCGAAGGCAAAACCGGCGGAGAACAAGCTGGAGCGGCCTGTGAAGGAGCGCAAAGGGACCGCCGCCAAGAAAACCGAGAAGGAGCAGAAGGAGGGGGAGGGCGAATAGCCTTCCCCCTCCCCGTTGAAGGGAGGCGAGTTCATGTCCGAGGCAACCGTGGCCCTGGCCCCCAATGCCATGACCACACTGGAGGACACCATGGAGAGGCTGGGCATCTCCGAGGAGGAGGCGGACCAGGCCACCAAAAACAACCTTGTCCGGCTCATCAATGCTGCTTCTGCCTGGATTGAGACCATCACCGGGAGGCACTTCGGAAAGGCCACCTATACTGACCGCTACGCTGGCCCCGGCGCTCAGGAGCTTGTCCTTCGGGAGTACCCCATCCGCTCTGTGGAATATGTGAAGGACGCCGTGACCGGGGGGCTCATTGACCCCGGCACGTATGACTTTTCCATGAGCGGCGACATCGGGGTATTGTATCGGGACATGGGCTGGACCTTCCGGGGCTACCCCTACGGGCTGGCAAATGACTACCGGGCTGCCAGCCGCTATCTGGAGGTCAAATTCACCGCCGGTTATGTCCTGCCGAAGGACGCCACGGAGGATGAGCCCTCCGACCTGCCCGCTGACATCATCTCCATTGTCTGGGGTATTGCGGAGCAGGAATACTCCATCCTCGTGAACGGGTCCCAGGGGCTTTCTGCCTTCTCTATCTCCGATGTGTCCTGGACCTTCGACAAGGAGCCCAGGGCGTCGTGGATGGAAACCCTCAGCCACTACATGAGGTGGTGAGCCATGAAACTGAGCGACCGCGTGACCCCTGAGCTGCTGCGGATAAAGGGAGAGCTGGAACAGCTCCAGAAGCTCCATATCAAGGTGGGTATCCAGGGCGACGCTGACAGTGAGATACTGACCATCGCCCGTGTCCATGAATATGGGGCCGTCATCCACGCGAAGCAGGCCAAAAACCTGTGTATCCCCATCAACAAGGAGAGCTACGACAAGAGCCCCAGGGACTTCCCGGACCTGTTCTTTATCAGGTCCAAAAATGGCTATCTGCTGGGTGTGACCGCCAAGAAGCCCCGAAAGCGCAAGAAGAAGGGAGACGAGGAGCAATCCGATGACCTCAATCTCCTGTTCCTGCTTCTACCCTCTGTGACCATCCCGGAGCGGTCCTTCATCCGCGCTGGGTATGATGCCAACCGCAACCTCCTGGCTGAGGTGTTCCAGCAAGCTATGAGGAAAATCATCCGTGAAAAATGGGACGCATACCAAGCCGCCGACTTTATAGGGGGCAATGCTGTGAACCTAATTCACCAATTCATAGATGATGCCAGTAACTTCAAGCCTAAAGGGAAGATACAGCGAGAGAGGTCTACGAGCTATGCTGACCATCCCCTGGTTGTTACCAACCGGCTTTACAACTCAATCACCTGGAAAGTGGAGGAGGGCGACTAAATGGGCACGTTCAAAATGGCACAGCCCACTATCCCCCGCGGGCTGCTGCACACCATGTACGACCTGAAGGCCGGGAGTAAGTTTGACCAGGCCAAAGGCGGCCAGTGGGTCCCTGGGGGAGCTACTGAGCGGACCCCCTTCCAAGGGGCCGTGCTGCCGGTCAGCGATAAGGACCTGGTGAGGGAAATCACCGGCACCGTCTCTGACCACAGCGAGAAGATTTACACCAACGGCTATGCACTGAGGGTCGGGGCCCAGGTCCTTGACCCCCAAACTCAGATCACCTACACCGTCACCCAGGAGCTGGGGCATAACAGTATCCACCCCATGAAGCGGTACCTGGTGGAGGCCAGAGGGGAGGCGGCCACGAAATGAGGAGCTACATTGAGAAGCGCAATGCGCTTATCCTGGCCCTGAGCAAGTTCGTCGGCTGCCCTGTCCTGATGGCCTCCCAGGTGGAGCCGGAAATGGAGCCGCCCTTCATTGTGTACTCCATCACTTCTGACTACACCTCCGACAATGGGCTGGGCAACTACTCTCTGGAGGACGGGAGTACGGAAGGAACAGCGGTAGAGGTCCGGGAGGAGCAGCCGACCACTACCATGTCGTTTACTGCTTGCAGTATCAACCGAATTGAGGAGAAGGACGGCGAACAGGTGTCTATCCTGGGCGCTGACGAGGCCCTGGAGCTGGCTACGCTGGCCCAGGGCTTTTTCCTTCATGGTGGGCGCTACGCCACCCAGAAGGCCGGCTTCGTGGTGGTGGACGTGACCAACGCTACCAGCCGGGACGCCCTGGAGCTGGACGAGATGGGCCGTCGGTTCGGCTTCGATGTCCGGCTGAGGTACACCCGCACCGACCTTGCCGAGGTTGATACCGTCTCCAACGTGACTACGAAACAGAAGGAGTGATAACGAATGCCGAATGATGTCATTGTGGTTGTCAACATCGACGCCAAGCCTACCGGCACCGAGAGCCTGGACATCCTGCTTCTCTCCACCGAGGGAGAGAAGGCTATCGACACTTACCGGGACCTGGAGGTCATCCAGACCACCTTCACTGGGAAGAAAGTCGCGGCCATGGCTGAGAAGCTATTCAACCAGGGGGACACCACCCTGGCTACTACCCTCATCCGCAAGGTGAAAATCGCCGGTATCGAGGCCCCTACTGGAGAGGCTGAGACCGACAAGGCCACCGCCCTTATCCAGGCCATCGAGACCCTGCGGGAGACCGACGATGATTGGTATATCCTGCTCACCGACCAGACCGGGGCTGAGGCTGTGGAGGCCCTGTGCGCCTGGGCCGAGGGCACCGAGCCCACCGAGGCGGAGCTGGGGGCCGGTGAGGAGGACCACCGTAAGCTCTACTTTGGGCAGACCTCTAACAAGGAGCTGGCCCTGACCAATGCCCGGAGCATTGTCATCTATACCGATGACCCCACCGAATACGCCGACGCCGCCTATGTGGGCAATGTGGGCCCCTTCTACCCTGAGAGCGTGACGTGGAAGTTTAAGCGGCCCCAGGGCATTGCTGTCCCCGACCTGACTAAGGCGGAGCGGGACACCCTGGAGGAGGCCAACGTCAACTTCCTCACCGTGGAATACAAGCGGGAGTATGTGAAGAACGGGACCTGCCTCAATGGTGAGTTCATCGACGTGCAAATGGGCGCTGACTATATCGCCAAGACCATGCGGGAGAACCTGTACGACATCTTCCTGGAGAACGCCAAAATCGGCTACACCGACGAGGGCTTTGCCATCATTGCTGATGGTGTTTTCCAGGCCCTCAACCGGGCTGTGGACCTGGGCATCATTGCCCTGGATACCGAGAGCGGCCAGGGGGTCTACACCGTCACCGTGCCCAAGCGGTCTGAAGCCACCGATGAGCAGGCCCGTAACCGGCAGATGCCCGACATCACCTGGGAGGCCCAGCTTGAAGGTGCCGTTCATGGTGTGAAGGTCAAGGGGACCCTGCGGGCCACCCTGAGCGCGTAAGAAGGGAGGAAAATCCATGTCTATTGAGGTCCAGAGCTATGACCCCAAAAAGGTAAACGTCATCGTCGCTGGCCGGGCCATTACTGGCTTCGCCTCTGATGGTGTCGTGACCCTGAGCAAGAACGAGGACAGCGTGACCCCCTCCGTGGGGGCCAAGGGCGACGTTGCCTATTCTGAGAACGCCAACGAGAGCGGGACTATCGCCCTCACCCTCATGTCTACCTCCTCCAGCCTCCCTTATCTCCGGGAGCTGGAGGCAAAGCGGCGCCTTATCACGGTATCCGTGCAGGACGCCAACGACGCGGACAGCTTCGCCATGAGCGCGGATAACTGCCGCATTTTGAAGATGCCCGACGCGGCCCGACAGAAGGAGCAGAGCACCGTCACCATCAACATCTATGTGCCTTCCATGGTGCTGAGATGACCCGGCGGCGGTGAGCTGTAAGGACTATGAGCAAGAAATGGCTGGAGAGGCCAAAGTCGCTGAGTGAAAGGAGCTATCGAAAGTATATGGCAAAGCAGAAGAAGGTCACCGTAAACGGCCAGGAGTTCACCCTTCAGAGTGTGTCCCCCACCTGGTATTTCCAGACCAACGACGAGTGCGGGATGACCGGCGGCAAGAAGGACACCACCAAGTATCTGGATACCATGTTCAAGAACGTGGTCATTGCCCCTGCTGAGGTGAAAACCGACGGCATGGGCTACTTCGACGCCCAGGAGGACGTAAAGACCCCGGAGAAGCTGATCGCCGCCATCGAGAAGTTTCTTCGAGAGTGAGTATTCACTGGAAGCGGCCCACCGGCGGGCCGTCCGCAATAAGGCGTTCTGGATGATGGTCTACGGTGGCAATGGTCTGTCCTATCAGGAACTCCGCGAAATGGACATGGCCGACTACCGGGAGGCTGTCGAGGCCAGGATACTCTACAACACAGAATGGACCAAAAAGAGGGGCGGGGCCACATGAGCCTCCCCCTCTTTTTGCGTGTAAGGAGGTGAGGACAAAGTGGCGGACAGCAGAGAATTGACCTTCGGGCTCGACTTCGGCCTGAAGGACGCTATTGACCAACTGGAGGATATTGTCACCCGTCTGGAGCAGGCCGTGGATAGTGCCAGAGATGCTGAAGAAGCAGGGCGCGGCATGGGAGCTGGTATCCAGGCCGGGGCTGACACCGGGGCTGCAGGGCTTCGGAACATGAGGGATGAAGCCGAGGACACCGGGGACAGCCTGGATAATATCGGCACCAACTTCCGGGCCATGGGCCGGGAGGCTGATAGCTTCGGGTCCGCCGTCGCCAAGTCTATGGGGACTGCGGCCAAGGAAAGCAACAGCGTTTCCAAGACCTTGCGGGCCGGCTTTGATGGAGCCATTGGCTATACCGAAAAGAAGTTCAGCACCTTCACTGGGAAGGTACAAAAGGGCGTCAAGAGCATTGGGACCGCCTTCACTCACCCGATAGCCACCATCAAGGGAAAGTTCCTCGGAGCCGTAGAGGAGGCCGCCAACAGACTCAACGGCCTGGGGGATGATGCCGATGATGCCCGAAGGGACCTCGACGATATGGGGGACGAGGGTGAGAAGGCCGGCGGCGAGGTCAAGGAGGCCATCAAGGGTGCCCTGGCCGCCTTTGTAGGCTTCGAGGCAATCCAGGCCGGTATTGATATGCTGAAGGAGCTGGGGGCCGCCGCAATCGAGGCCGCCGGTGCTGCTGAGAACAGCGGGAAGAAGTTCGAGGCCAGTTTTGCCGGGACTGACGCAGCCGCATGGGTGGATAACTATGCGGCCTCTGTCCACCGGAGCACGGCTGAGGTGCAGTCCTTCATGGTATCCAACAAAGCCATGTATGGGGAAATGGGTATCACCGGGGACGCTGCCTCTGAGCTGTCCAAGATTACCACGTCCCTGGCCTATGACTTCGGCAACGCTTTTTCCATGGCTGATGCTGACGCCCTGGGGGTGGTCCAGGACTACCTCTCCGGCAACAGCGCCGCCCTGGAGGAGTACGGTATACACATTGACGACACCGTGCTGAAGAACAAGGCCATGGAAATGGGCCTCGGAAGCCAAATCGACGAGCTGGACGATGCGGCTATGGCCCAGGTCCGGCTCAATGCCCTGCTGGATAAGAGCGGGGATATTCAACAGGCGGCCATAAAGGACACCGGGGGCCTGGTGAACAGTACCAAGAGCCTGAACGGTGTATGGTCTGAGTTCATGGCCGACGCCGGTTCCCAGTTTACCCCCGTTCTGGAGGGGCTATTCGGCACCATTCTGGAGAGCTGGCCCACAATCGAGCCCATGCTGATGGACTTCGTGAGTATGCTTTCCGAGGGGCTGGGGGAGGCCATCCCCGTGGTCATGGAACTGGGCCAGACCCTCCTCCCTGTGCTGACTGATGTACTCGGCACTCTGTTCCAGGCGGCCACCCCCCTTATCTCTGTATTCTCCAACCTGGCCCAAACTATCCTGCCGCCCCTGGTGGATATTCTGAACACGCTGACCACCAGCATTATCGAGCCCCTGATGGGCCCCCTTCAGAGCATAGCCGAGGCCCTGCTACCCCCAATCGCGCAACTGCTGGGGCTGGTGTCCCCTATCCTGGAGGCCATGAGCCCGGTCCTGTCCACCATCGGGGACGTACTGGGGGCCATTGCTGATGTCCTGGGAACCGTAGTCGGCTGGCTGGCTGACGGCGTGGGCAAGGTGGTCAACTTCTTCAGCGGCCTGTTCGGTGGAGCTTCTGAAAGTGAGGCCGCCGTGAACGACCTCAGCGGGGCCGTGGAGAACCTGGACGGCGTGACCTCCAAGGAAACCTCCCTCGCTGTGGATACCTCCGAATATCAGGAGAAGGTCAACGGAGCTGCTGAGACGGCCACCAAAACTGTGGAGGAAAGCTCCAATGCCGCCGCCGAGATCACCGACGTAAACTTTATGGCAATGGGGACCTCTGCCGAGGTTGCCTACGGCCAAATGCAGACCGACGCAGAAACGGCCTGGGACGCCATGACAGCCGCCGCAGACGCGGGGGCTACTTCTATTGTCGATGACTTCAAACGCATCACAGCGGCGGCTAGAGAGGCCAATACAGCGACCTCCGGCACTGTCGGTACAAATATCCCGCACAATGCCAGCGGCACGGATAATTTCCCCGGCGGCCCAACCTGGATGAATGAGGAGGGCGGCGAGCTTGCCATCCTCCCTGGAGGGTCTGCCATTATCCCGGCGGACCAGACCGAGCGCCTGGTGAACTCCTTCAGCACCACCAACCAGCAGAACAACACCCGGACCATGAGCTTTAATCCCCAAATCAGCATCGTGGTCAATGGTGGTGCCGACGGCGGGGCCGTGGATGAGCTGGAGGCCCGTATTCGGGCCCTGTTTGGTCAGCTCTATGCTGAGGCCCAGGAGAAGGACTACGCCGAGAGAGCCATGCAACACGGCTTTGCGTAAGGGAGGGAAAGCGAATGTATGTACTCCAGGGGGCCAAATGCGGAAGTGTTCGCTTTGAGCCCTTCGTCAATGGTGTCATCAACAAGGAGACCGTCAGCCGGCAGAGCACCATAACCGATAACCCGATAGAGGGTGGCGGCAGTATCAACGACCACGTTTTCAGGTCCCCCCTGAGCTTCCAGCTTTCCGGGACTGTGACCGACGGGGCCGCGGCTATCGCCACCCTCCAGCAGATGTGGATGAAGGGCGACATCCTGACCTACACCGGGCGGAACCAAATCAACAACCTGGTTATCCAAAACCTCCAGTCCACCCATGACGCTACCAACCGGAAGGGCTTTACCTTCACCGCAACCCTGAAGCAGATCACCATAGGGAGCAGCGAGGACAGCGGTACGGCAAGCATGATGTCTGACCAGGACAGCGCCGCCGCTTCTCAGGCCTCCACTGGGATCAGCTCCAGCAGCAGGGCTTCCTCCCAGACCTCCAAATCGTCTGCTGCTGGGCTGAAAACCACCGTATCGGAGACTATATCCAGTTCGGCTTATGCCGCCTATGTGAATACCTACAACACCAAACCCGCAAGCAGCTCCGGGCCTTCCTCCCGGTCCACGCCTACGAATACCGGGAGGAGGTGACAGAAAATGCTTCAGCTCATAGAGCTGGGCGCCGAGGTTGAGTATATCGACATCGACACCAGCAAAATTCCCTATACCTTCAGCATAAAGCTGACCGATAAGACCTACTCCTTCACCGTCCGATACAACGACGTGGGGGGCTTCTTCACCATCGACCTGAGCGTTGCCAATACTGGCGAGGTCCTGGCCTATGGGGACCCCGTGCGGTATGGCCGCCCCATGTTCGGCCCTATCGAGGACGAGCGGTTTCCCTTGCCTGTCATCATCCCCCTGTGTCTTACCGGGGACGAGGTGGACGAAGTGACCTGGGAGAACTTCGGGAAGCAGGTCAAGCTCTACCTGTACGAGAGGAGGTCTGAATAAATGTCCTTCTGGATGAGGGAGGCCACCCTTCAAATCGGCTCCAAGGTCTACCAGATGGACGACCTGTATTTTGAGTTCGAGGTCCCCTTCGAGGACAGCGACACCCTCCAGAGCGCAACCTTCAAGGCCTATAATCTGGCTGAGAGCACCCGGAAGGGCATCAAGCGGGGAAGCGTTATCATCCTGAACGCTGGCTATGAGGGGGACATCGGGGCCATCTTTGTGGGGAAGGTCTCCGCCTGTTCCCATAAGCACGACAAAACGAACTGGATAACCAGTATCACGGCCACCGCCGCTATGGATGAATGGCTCAGTTCCAAGGTCACCAAGACCTATGCCAAGGGGAGCACCGGGCAGGAAATTGTCTCCGACCTGCTGAACATCTTCGGCCTGGAGGTGGGCGAGTTCACCCTGGCCGTGAATAAGGTCTACGACCGGGGCCTGGTGTGCAACGGGAAGGTCAAGGACCTGCTGAAGCAGGTTGTGGTGAATGACTGCAAGAGCCGGTTCCTTATCAGGACCGGCTCCGTCATCATCAATGACCCTTCCAAGGGCATATCCAATGGCCTGGTGCTGACCCCGGAAAGCGGGCTCCTCATGTCTGGTGACGAGGTGGAGGAGACCGTCATAGCGGTTGGGTCTGATAGCCAGAAAAGCACTGAGGCCAAGGACGAGGAGGGGAACTACGTCACCAGGGAATGTCTCCTCAACTACCACATCGGCCCTGCTGATGCTGTCACAGTGAAATCTCAGAGCCTCAACGGGAAGTTCGTCGTGGTGAGTGGGAAGCACGTCGGCAGCCCCAAGGGAGACTGGAAAACCACCATCCAAATGAAGCCGGCATAAGGGGGAATAGTATGGCACGGCAAAGCAAAAAGAGGGCCTTTGAAGATGCCCAGGCACAGTCCACGGCCTCCTCCATCTGTGTGGCTGACATCGTGAAGGTGGTAGCCTTCGACGAGGCCAACATGACGGTTGATGTGCAGCCTATCACCAGATACCCAGACGAGGACAGCTTCCAGACGAAGCCCCAGGTCCTGGCCGTCCCTGTCGCCATGATTTATGGCGGAGGCTGGGCCTTCCGGCCCGTGTACCAAGCCGGGGACATCGGCGTGGTGCTGTACCTGGACCGGGACAGCGACGCGGTGATAGCTGGCGGGGCTGAAGCTGACCCAAACACGGAACGGCTCCACAGCGGGGATGACGCCATCTTCCTGGGGGGTATCCGCGTCGGGTCCAACACCATTTCTGGCTTCCCCTCCGGGACCCTCTGCATGGGGACCACTGACGGGAACGTTTACTTCTCCATGACCAAGAGCGGCATCGACATCAAGGGGAATGTGACCATCACCGGGAACCTGACCACCACCGGCGGCGTGGTCAATCTGAACTGAGAAAGGAGGGCCTGAGCTATGCCTGGAGCCGCCAGACTGAATGACAGCATACAGGGGACTACCGGCGGAGAGCACACCGGCCACGTCCCCCCTCATGGTCCCCTGCCTATCTCTGGGCAAATCTCCGGGGGGTGCTCCGGGGACGTGAATATCAACGGGCAGCCAGCGGCCACGGTGGGAAGTACCACCACGGAGCTGGACGCCTGCTGTGGGTCTAATTCTGGAGCCGTTGCCGCTGGCAGCGGCTCTGTTTTTATCAATGGGAAACCGGCGGCCCGCCTGGGGGACGCTCTGGCCCCTCATAGTGGGACCGGGTCCATCTCCTCCGGCAGCTCCGACGTCCTGATAGGAGGGTAAACCGTGGAGGAAAACTATACGCTGAAAATTGACCCTGAAAGCAGAGACATCACCTTTGATGCCGACGGCATGATGGAAACTGTGTCCGGGGATGATACGACGGCTCAGGCGGTCCGCCTGACCCTCCAGACCTGGCTCGGTGAGTTTGCCCTTGTCCCGTCCCATGGGACCGACTACGAGGCGATCATGGGGAAGAAGCCGAAGGACCTGACCGAGGACGAGATACCAGAGGTCATCCGGGCTGCCATCTTCCAGGAGCCGGAGGTCCAGGAGGTGGAGGAAGTGAACTATACGCAGACCGGGCGGGCCCTTGACATCTCCTTTGTGGGGCGCCTTGCCAACGGAAATACCATCAGCGCGGAGGTGACGATGAATTGAATAACGAAGAATGGGGCGTGACCGAGCGAGGCTTCCACCGCCCGACCTATGTTGAACTCCTGAACGCCATTGAGTATAAGGCGCGGGAGTTGTTCGGGGACAGGGCCAACCTGACTGTCCGCTCCCCCCTGGGGCTCTTTCTCCGGGTGTTCGCCTGGATACTCAATATTCTGTTCTCCCTGATGGAGGACGTCTACAACAGCCGCTTTGTGGATACGGCGGTGGGTACGAGCCTCTACAATCTGGGGAAGGCCATCGGCCTGTCCCTTCTCCCGGCGCAAAAGGCGACCGGCTATGTGACCTTCACCGGGACCGCAGGGACAGTTATCCCCTCCGGCTTCCTAGTCAAGACTGTGGCCGGGCTTCAATATGCCGTGATGACTGAGGGGCGCATTGAAAGTTCCGGGACCGTGACCCTCCCGGTTCAGGCCGTGGATACCGGCTCCGACTACAATGCCTCTGCTGGTACGGTGACTGAAATCGTGAACCCCCTGGACGGGGTGGCTTCCTGCTCGAACTCTGCTGCTGTGGATGGTGGCCGGGGCCGGGAAACCGATGAGGAGTTCCGGGACAGATATTACCAGTCCGTAGACTATGCCGGCGGCGTGAACGCGGACGCCATCTCCGGCGAGCTCCTTCAGAACGTGGAGGCCATCTATTCTGTCATCTGCTATGAGAACGACACCGACGAGACAAACGACCTGGGCCTCCCCCCGCACAGTATCGAGGTGGTGGCCTACGGGGGGCTCGATGAAGAGGTGGCTGCGGCTATCTACCGCCGCAAGGCCGCCGGTATCCAGACCTATGGAGGGAGAACCATTGCCGTGCTGAGTGCCAGCGGCCAGAGCATCGACATCAATTTTTCCAGGCCCACCACCGTCCCCGTCTACCTGAAAATCACGAACCTTCAGACCAACAGCAATTTCCCTTACAACGGGAATGACCTCATCAAGGAGGCCCTTATCAACTACATCGGGGGCGATACCTGGGGCGGCCTGACCATCGGGCAGGACGTGCTCTATATGGCTATTCCCGGCGTTATTCTCGGCGTTTCCGGCGTAGTAGACTTTGACCTCCTTATCGGCAAGGATGGGGTGGATTACAGCCAGAACAATATTGAGATAGGTACCAGGGAGAAGGCTGTCACCGATGGGGAGAAGGTGAGCATCGAAGCATGAGTTACGGATATTTATCTCAAATGCTGGACCAGCTCACCAGCGCCTATGCGCGGGAGGATATTCGGAACGACCGAAAGGGGCTGCCCCTGGAGACCAATATCGGCCGCCTGTTTGAGACGCTGGCCTGGGGCCTGGAGTTCGTCCATGAGCACGCGGAGCGCATGAGGGTATGGGATGACCTGGACAACGCGAAAGGGGCTGTGCTGGACCGCTACGGGGCAAATTTTGGCGTTGATAGAGGCGGGGCCACGGATACCGTGTACCGGCTCCTCATCAAGGTCAAGATGATTGCCCTCATGTCCGGTGGCGACATCGACACCATTATCTGGGCCGCCGCAAGCCTGTTCGACGTCCAGCCGACCGATATTGAAATCCAGGAGAAATTCCCCTGTAAAATCCGCATCTGCGTGGACGAGGCCCTTCTGAGTTCTGAGCGCCTGACCTCCATCGAGGTCATTGCGGAGCTGATGAAACGTATTGCGGCCGCCGGTATCGAGGTCCATATCCTGCTCAGGAACCGGAGAACGTATCAGTATGAGGTCATCATCTCCCGCGGTTGTGCTTTCGAGACGGTGGTATCTGGGGTGCCCGCCGTGGGCTCCTCCACCTACACTGTCTCCCGTATCAAAGGAAAAAGAATAGACAAGGAGGCTTGAAGCTATGTCCCTATTCACCGATGGCTGCTACCAGTGCGCGCCTGCTGAGGCTCTTATCGCCAAGGTGCTGGCTGGCCGCTGTACCATGCACTATACGAGGGTCGCCGTGGGAAGTGGGAGTATCCCGGAAGGGAGCACCCCGGCTACGATGACTGAGCCCGCCGGATATGTGATGGACGCCAAACTCAGTGGGGTAACGAACCCGGTCGATGGAGAGTGTCAGGTCACCGCGCAGATCACCAGCGACGATGTGACGGCTGACTTCTCCGCGACCGGCGTTCTTTTGTATGCTGAGGACCCGGACCTGGGAGAGGTGCCCTATACATATCTCGTTTTGGAGGCCGCCCCTGAGCCTATCAAGGGCAAGACCTCTACCGTCGGTAAGATTGCCATTTTCGAGCTTGTGGCCGCTGTGGGAGCCGTTGACAATGTGACCGCTGACATCGACCTCGAAACTCTGGTGACCGTTGAGAAGGTGGCCGAGATGATTGCCGCCCATAACGTGGACGAGGAGGCCCACCCAGACATCAGGCAGATTGCCCAGGACGCCCTTGACCAGGTGGAGGCTCTGACCCATACCATCAGCACTATCCCCACCCAGAACGGCAGCCTGACCTACACCGGGTCCCCGCAGTCTCCGAGCTGGAACGGCTACGACCCGGCCACCCTGACCCTGGGAGGGACCACGGAGGCCACCGACGCAGGGACCTACACGGCCACGTTCACGCCGAAGGACGATTACCAGTGGGCTGATGGCACGAAAGACCCGAAGTCGGTCCAGTGGAGCATCGGCAGGGCGAACATTGCCAGTGTGCCTACCCAGACGGGCAGCCTGACCTATAATGGGAGCGCCCAAAGCCCTACCTGGTCCGGCTATGATGCCTCCAGGATGACCCTGGGGGGGACCACCAGCGGCACCAACGCTGGAAGCTATGCCGCCACCTTTACCCCGAAGGCGAATTATCAGTGGACCGATGGGACCACGTCGGCCAAGGAAGCCCCCTGGACCATTGGGAGGGCTACCGTCTCCACTCTCCCCAGCCAGTCTGGGTCCCTGACCTATACCGGCTCGGCACAGTCTCCCTCCTGGGCCAATTATGATGCTGAAAAACTGGCTATCGGCGGGGCCACCAGCGGGACCAATGCCGGGACCTATACCGCGACATTCACCCCCACCTCCAACTATCAGTGGGATGGTGGCGGCATCGGCCCCCAGAGCGTCAACTGGAGCATTGGGAAGGCTGCCGGGAGCTTGACCCTAAACAGGTCCAGCCTGACCCTGAATAATGCCACCAGGACCGGGACCATCACCGTTACCCGCCCTGGAAATGGAGCCGTGACTGCTTCCTCCAATAACAACGGCATTGCCACTGTGAGCGTGAGCGGGTCCACCATCACCGTAACTGCCGTTGCGTATGGCTCTGCTACTGTCACGGTCACTGTGGCCGCCGGGACGAACCATACTGCCCCTTCCTCCAAGACCTGCGCTATCACCGTGAACCTGTTCAACTCCACCCTGAACTCTAATACCTGGGCCGCTATCAAAGCCGCCAGCGACGCTGGAGACGCTGCCAATGTGTGGAGTGTGGGAGATACCAAGAGCATCCGCATCAACGGGAAGGTGGGCAATTTTACTTTCTCCAACCAGTCTATTGATGCCTTTATCGTTGGCTTCAATCACAACAGCGGGAAGGAAGGCGGCCAGAGGACCCACTTCGCTATCGGGAAAATCAGTGGGAAACTGGTGGCCCTCTGTGATAACCAGTATAGCAACGAGCAAACCACCGGCGGCTATTTCAACATGAACACCAGCCGAAGCAATGTTGGAGGATGGAACACCACCAACATGAGGCGGAATATCCTGGGCAATACCGGGACCCCCTCCAGCCCCCCGGCCAATACTCTGTTGGCTGCCTTGCCGGCAGATCTCCGCGCCGTTATGAAACCTGTCACCAAGTACACGGATAATACCGGCAACAACAGCAATGCGGCAGGGAATGTCACCGCGACTACCGACTATCTTTGGCTCTTTGCCGAGTTTGAGGTCTTTGGTCAACGCTATTATGCGAACCAGTATGAACAGAACCACCAGGCCCAATATACCTATTGGAAATCTGGAAACCTGAGGGTAGCGTACCGCCATTCGGCTACCGGCACGGCCGTCTGGTGGTGGCTGCGCTCCGCCCGTTCCGGCGGCGGCGATAGCTTCTGTATTGTGAGCACCGACGGCACCTACGGCCGTACCAATGCTTCCTGGTCGGCGGGCGTCCTCGCCGGATTTGCTGCCTAATCCTCCGCAGAGCTATCCCATCCCCATCCCGCCCCCGGAAGGGGGCGGTCCCCCAATAGAAGAAGGCGGCTCCAGGGAGCGCCGAAAAAAGAATATCGGCGCGAAGCGCCGACGCGATTTTTTGAAAATGCCCCCCCTCGAAGTGCTATCACTTAACTGTCTTTTGAGTGCATACAAAGGGCAAGAATAGCCATAGAATAGGCCCATGCCAATCAGTTTGGGGGTATTTTATGGCTACCAATAAGCGGGTGTTCAGGACAGACATCGTTACAC